ACAGCTGCGTGAAACTCAACTCCCATATTTTTATGTTCTGATTCTAAGAACCATTGCGTATCTGAGCCACCACCAATATTTATTATGTAAAGAGTTTTTTCTTTAAAAGCAAATAATCTGTCAGCATAGGATTCTAGTTTTATAAAAGATTCACCATCATTAATGCCAATATCTATAAAATTAAATGATGGAAACGTATCAAACCTATTAACCTCACTATACATTATAGTATCACTTTGTATTTTTAATACATTACTTTGTGTATATCTTTTAACATTTGCTATAAATGTTCGCCTGTTAGTAACTACGCTAGTCTGATAATTCTCACCATCTTGACCAAGAGATATATACTTTTCATCTTGAGAAAAACCATTTAACGATTCGTAGGTATCAGCGTTGATAGACCTACTAACAAATCTAGACCTAACAAAAGGAGCACTTGAATATTCAGCTTCCCAAGCTACATAACTTCCAGACAGGGAAGGTCTGCATCCTCTAGAGATATTAATATCTCCCAATAGTACCCATTCATCATCGCTTTCAGCTATTCTAGAATATATCCTTCCACCAGTAACTCTACCTGGGTATCTACTATTGCCATTATAATCCGCACCAGCTAATTCAGTTGCAAAAACAGTACAAGTTAATTTATCATTAGCAGATATAGCTAAAGTTCCAGCCATTTCATACGGCAATGATTCTTGAGTATTATCATATATAAATGTACTAGCGAATTCGTAAGTGCCAGCAATCCAAGAACCTGCGCTACTTGATACAGTTATATCAAGATTCCATCCTTGCCCAGAAGGAGGATACATATTCCAAGTATGACTTGCATCGTTCCAATTAGCCCCACCGTCCGAAGTTACAACCGTATTATCATCTGTTTTTTCAAGAATAGCATCAACCCCATCATTATCGTTATTAACAGCAAAATATTGACCACCATCAAAGGTAAGTGTTTGATTGCTATTCGTAGCTGTTGTATCTAAATTAACCCTAAAAAGGGTTGCACTATCAATTTGCGTAACATATGAATAAGCAGCTATTCCTGTTCCAGTAACGTACATCCCAACACGAATGTTTGCAGTACTATCCATTTGCACAATTTTTGGATTTCCTCCAAAAGAAGAACCGCTTCCAGCAGTATGATTAGTATCGCAAGTAGCATCAGTAAAACTAGTTCCATTTAAAGCCGATCCAATTGAAGCAGACTCAAATATAGTAGATGTGTCTGAATTTAGTGTATAGCTACCTCCGCCACTATTAACTCCATCAAAATATATATTTAAACTAGCAATCCCAGCTGTTGGCTTAGACAATTTAACATCAGTAGCTTGATATGCGCTTGGATATGCGGTTCCACCTGGAGTTAGTCCAGACCATCCTCCACCTCTTTCAATATTAGTATAATGCTTTATAGCATTACCAGTATTAGCTGTTTTTGTATCACAAATTCTTACTCCGCCATCAGCAACATGATAGATTATCTGTCCACCTGAGCTTGAACCCATATCAATAGCATCTGTAGACCAAGAGCCCCCAGCAAAGAGAACATCTATCTTTGTATCACTACTAGCATTTGTATCTGCTACAAAAGTAGCAACTGTTGGAGTGTTACTACTGGCATTATAGTCAAATTTAGCTTGAAACAAGCCATATCCTGCTACAAAACCAGTAACACTACTAGTTGCATAGTTTGAGCTGTCCGTAGAAACCCCACCGCAATTCTGGACTACTCCAAACTCATCCAAGGTAACATTATTAGCTTGTGCTAGTTCGTTATCTTGAATAGAGCGAGCATTGGTCTTGGTATTTAAACCACCTTCAAAGCGTGTATATGTTTTAAATTGTTTAGGCATTATTCCTTTATTTCAAAATGTACTAAATCATCAAATTTATTATCTTTGGTCTTTGTATCTTGGTTCCAATCTCCGCCCCATCTTATGTTGAGTCCCATCTTTTCAGCAATTCCAAGAACGTAGCCGCCAAAGTAATGAAACCTATCCCTATCATCCCAGTCAACAGGATAAGGAGCAACATCAACAGCAATACTGGGACTTTTATTATGCTTACCATTCGGAAACTTAACTTTGCTATTTCCTCTATTATATGCTTCATCTTGAGCCCTCTGACCTCTGTGTCCTTCAATAATTGTGCAATCAAAATTCTTTACAACTTCATTAAAAAGTTCCACTAATCTTTCATCACAACTATATAGTTTTAATTTACTTTTTCTGCTAAAGTTAGGCATTATCTACCTTCTTTTTAAATTCAGCAAACCAAACATCATCTAATTTATTTTTACTTGATTTAACAAGCTTTTCAACTATTTGAATAGCAATTTTTTTAACAACTTTTTCACTAATCATTGTCTTAAAGCCAGTTAAAACTAACCCTCTCACGAATGGTATGTACATACCTCCGCCAATTACAGCGACAGTACCTACAACACTCATCCAATTACTTTGAATCCAATCAATCATGGTATTAACCTCATTATTAATGTTACTACAATAGGAACAATCAAGAGAGCTGCTGAGCCCCATGTTTTAAACATAATGATAGCATCGCTATTTCTACTTGTTTGTCCATTTAACTTCTCTAAATGTTTTTCAATTCTTTGTAAAGTTTTAAAAATACTTATTTGCCTCTCGTCTAATTTGACAAGCTTTGCAGTGGTCTCATTTCTGTAGTCGCTCACGCTCATCATGCCTTGCCGTTGATTCTACCTTTTAAATAGGCTAAATCATCTGTCACGTCATTTAATTCGCGGACTATATCTTCTCTATGTCTTTGACTAGTGTCATCAGATTTATTCCATCTGTCTAACATTTTTAAAACAATAGACTCAACATTGGCCATCTTAGTCTCAGACTTTGCAATCGCCTGCCTAATTTGATCCAAGTCTTCATTTTGTAATTTTTGACTTTTTATTAAGTTCATTATCATAAAAACAAATAGAGATACAATAACACCTATAGCGCCATACTCGGCATATGTTTCAATCATCTAATACTTTCTTAGTTGCTCTCAACCCGATTACAACCAGAGCTCCAAGAGCTACTGGAAAATACATATCTTCCTTTACGCTAAAAGCAATAATAATAGATTCAACAAACATAGCCGAGACTATGGCTTTATCCATTATTCTACTGGTCTTGCTTCTCTTCACCTTCTTTTTCTAAAGAAGCTTTTAAAGCGTCTACAAACGCTTGCTTTCCAAACCTTAGTTGTATTAGATTAAATTCAGCTGATTGAAGCTTTCTATCTAAATCTACTACATGGTTGACCATTACTTTTTGCTCGTCAGATAAAGATTCAATATCGTAATCTTTATCATCTATTTTTACTACTGACTTTTCTTTTTCTTTTTTAGCCATTGTATCTCCCTATTTTCTTTTTAACCCTAATCTTTGCATTAGAGTTTTGTTTTCTTCCTCAAGAGCCACTTTTTGTGTCTCTAATTCTTCGATATGCTCTTTTTCCATACCTGCAACTTTAGAGGTTAAAACAATCACCTCTGAATGTAAATCTTCTAATGTTCTCTCTATGCTTGCAAACTTCATCTGCGCTTGATACCAGCTCCCTACTACAATAGTAATTAAAATAGCGGCTTTAATTAATAAAGCTACACTTATATGTATTTGGCTATCTGTACTAATTCCTTGTTTCATCTTGTTTTATTTATTGAGTACATTAGGTATCCGAATATTGCAAAAATAATTAATATTGGAATAATATTCCCACCATTCACTTCTTTTTACCTTTTCCTCCACCCTTTTTTCTTCTAAATTCACCACTAGGCTTTTTAGGTTTTCTCTTTATTACCACGCTTTTAGAATATACTCTAGGTGGTTGATATCTAGTCTCAAAGTAATTATGATTATTTGAATTCCATCTAACTTCATAAGAATTAGGATAATATCTATAATCAAAAGCACTTGTTTTGTAGATCTTAACTACTCTACCACTATCAGAATAAGTGATTATTTGAGAAGGTACTGGCTCTCCTAAATCAGCTCCACTAAGAGCGTATCCAAAAAAAAGACCAACGATAAATTCAATCATCAATTACTACCATTATTAATCCGCTGTGCATCTATATACAATCTATTAAAATCCATCGCAACGCTATCCATTTCCATATGAATTGTCCTTATCAATGAATCTACTTCAAACATTTCTTTTGCTAATTCTTCTTTCGTCTTACCAATCCTTACATCTTCACAAGCAGAAATCATTATAGTTCCTAAAAGAATAATAATAAATGCAGTAAACATTCCTTTAATAAAAGAAGGAAAGATTGCTATCTTAACCTTTTCCATTTATTAAAGAGCTTTTAAATCTTTTTCAAGTTGTTCTAAATCAGCTTGCTCAGCCTGAATAACCGATATATCAG